GGATTCCCTCGATACCATCAAGCATCTGCTGTGAATCCCATCCGGCCATAGCCATATAATTAAATGCCTCTGCACTCTGCGTGGCGGTAAATTTTGTGGTCGCTCCCATCTCCTTTGCCTTGGCTGTTAATTTATCGAATTCACTGCCGGTTGCCCCGCTTACTGCTTTGACCTGTGACATAGCGGCCTCGAAGTCCTTATATGTATCAATCGTATCTTTCAATCCGATACTGACACCGAGAACCGCCCCCACTTGCAAGATTGGATTTTTTAGGAGGTTTATTACGCCTCGTATCGGTGCGGTGGCAAGGTCTACTGCTTTCATTGTCACGCTCCAGGTCTTTCTTCCAAAACTGGTAAGACCACCCTTGATTGTTGACAATATTGGTGAAATCTTATCTTTCGCCTCCAACAGCACCGAATACTTTTCTTTCGCCCATGATAACAAACTTTTCTGTGTTTTCTGTGCCGACCGGTCAAACTTTGTAACCTCATCATTTGCCTTTTTCGCAGATGTGCTCATTTGGTCGGTAGAGCTTTTCACTTTGTCGGCTGCATCCTTGACTTTGTTCATGTTCTTTTCAACACTCGATGTACCAGGACCAGTGTTATCATCGACTTCGATAGGTATCTCAATTCGTATTGTTTCCGCCGTCCTCCTCTCCTCCTTTCGTGCTTTCTAAATAAATCCGCATGGACGCAAGCATAAACGCCTGTACTCCATGCGGTTTTTTATAAAATTCATCCGGTGTAATTCCTGTCCGTTGGAATATGTGATGCAACAGACAAGTCTTTCCTCCGGCTTTAATTAGTTTTTTGCTACTTCCTCGATATTCTCCTCGAATCCGCTAAGAGAATCGATGCACTCAATAATCTTGTCTTTCTCTCCGGCTTTCAGGCAGTATTCGATAACATCCAGACCATTCATAATCTGGAGGTCTTTTGCTCTAAGGCTTTCCCATACCTTTTTGTTATCCCAGAGCTTTTCGCGGTCTGCTTCAACCGTCGCTGTATAAATCAGTGCATCTCTGAATTTGACAGTGTTCGTTTCCTCCGGTAATTTCATACCGAACTGTTTGTTTCTCACGTACTTGGTGTGTTTCTTCTTGCACTTGTTGTATTCCTCTTCGGATAACGGTCTGATTTCAAATGCGAAAAGCACCTTTCCATTTCTGGCAATTTCGATGCGCTGTGTATCATCTTTCGCATAATCAGCCGCACTGATAAGTCCCTGGATGAAATCATCCTCATTCATTCTGATGAGGGTTTTGTTCTCCTCTTCGGTTGTTTCCACTTCCGTAACTGCCATGTTCTCCTGCTCCTCATTTACAATCTGTACACTTGCTTTTTTTGTTGTATCTGCCATATCGTTTTTTCCTCCATCTTTCAAAAAATATTGTTAAAATTAAATGGAGGATGCCATCTCGGCACCCTCCGGTGAATCGCACTGTATTTCTTAACCCAGTGCAAGTAAGTTCTGTAATTTCGGTGGTCTGTTGACCGCAAAGTTCCATGCTCTCTTGATAACATCCCCGACGGTAATGTTCTGTAAATCAACCTGTCCACTCGGAATGCACTCACGATACACCATTCTTTCCTCGGTGCCGTTTCTTCCCTTGAGCACGCCCTGGAAATCCCATACAGGCATTGTCTGTGATTCCATAGCCTCGACAAGCTCCTGGATGAAAGCATCATCCTCAACCACAACCTGGGACATTGTAAGGGCAACCTTAAATGTGTTTGCGGTTTCAAGCTCCTGCGCATTTCCTAAAACGGAATATGCGGCATTGTTATAAGTTACATTAGCTGTGAAGCTGTCTACGGTAGCCAGCAACACGCCGTCAGCGTTGTAAATCGCTCCATCTTTACCGGTTCTCGCAAAACGAGAATCTCCGGCTGCTCTTGTGTTAATCATCTTCCGTTACCTCCTTATGCATTTGTGCTGAACTGGAATCTATAAGACAGGTAGATGTGTTCCATAGAATCCTTGTCAACAACGTCAATATCAAACCAAGCACTGTCCCCATCAGCCACATTTACTGCGCTTTCGGAAACGGTAATCGCTGTCAGTTTTCCCTCGGCAATCATATTGTCACCGATTGCCTGTAACTGGCTTACTACAGTGCTTCGACCATCCTTGTCATTGTCTACCTTTCCGACAAGTGCATCTGCCGCCGCATTCATTCTGCGGATAAGCTCGAATCTGGTCTTTACTCTTCTGATTTTCTTCCAACCATCATCCTGATTGTCAGCCGGTGTAATAAGAGTGTTGATAGCATTATCAATCCACACCTGTTTTGCGCTGCTGTAGCTGAGTACGATGCAGCCTTTCTTTTCTGCAGCAATCATCTGTGTATTTGTGAGGCGTTCCAGGATTTCACTGAATCCACTCACAACAGTATGTGTAAGGGAAGAATTTGAAGCGCAAGCTCCAATCATTCCTGCCAAACGTGCCGCCGTCTGGTATCCGTCAATCTCCTTGCCCTGCTCATTCACATAAGCATTGAGAACATAGTTCATTTTTTCATCATTGAATGATGCCGCATGGCTCATTCTGGTTTCCAGGTCAACAGTATGCTTTTCTGCTACAACTCCCTGTGTCAGGGAACCTACACCGAAAATACGTTTCATGAATGACTGCATCAGGATATGTACTGCTGTTTCCTCCGTATCAACACAGATTGTATTGAACTCGTAAGGCTCGACAGCTACAAATCCGTTTGAGTAATCCTCATTCGTAACCTGCGGGTCGGTTCCCGGAGTAAAGGCGTTCTGTGATACATTCATCACGATTGCCTGGTCT